TTCTCAACCGACCAACGACCGTTGGAGTCAACGTCGAGGTCAAACTTACCTTGAGTTGCAACGTTGGTTTGTGCGCCAGACTCAGCAGCCTTATAGATGGTTCTGATGACTTCGCGGTTGATCTCAGCAAGAATCTCAGTTGAGAGGATGTTTGCGAGTTCCGCTTCAGCGTTCAGACCGTGGATTGCACGGAGGTCTTGAGCAAGCTCAAGGCTGTATTCTGCTTTCAGAGCACGTGACTTTGCAGTAACGGTGACCTTCTCGATTGAGAAAGCCATCTGGTTGAAGTCATTGTTGCCTTCGCCCAGACTTTCAGCGTCCTCGGTATCCATACCACGACCAACTCTATAAGCGAGTTGAGTAGCATCAGAATCAGGGCTGAGAAGACCAGGATTGGTTCCAGACTGTGCGGTTGTACCAAAACCAACGCTTGCGCCGTCAGAGCTACCAACATAACCTGAACCGAGTTCAGCCTCAGTTGCCGAAGAATCGGTTCCAGAGAATGCGGTATCTGCTTCGTCGAAGAATGCTTCTGCACCGTTCGACTGATTGCGATATCTGGAGCGCATCGCGAAGATGAGTCCAGTAGGACCGTTCATTGGTTGAACGCCAGCGAGGTCATAAGCGACCAGGTTAGGCATTGAACGGCGAATGAGGCTGATTAGAACGGGGTCAAAACCAGCAGTTGGTGAACCTGCAGCAGCAGAGAAACCTGCGGTGCTACCAGATGAGCCAGTGCTCATGGTTGGTGCTTCAGAGAGGAATGAACGCTCTTCGCGTGTTTCTCTCTCTTGGTTTTCTAGCAGGATAGCGGTGACAGCTCTACGATGAGAATCCTTGATTGGATCCATTCCCTGGTAGTCGAGAATGGGTGCCCACTTCTCCTGCAGTTGTTCAGAATTGAACATTTGCATTTGAATTTACCTCTATAAAAAGTTAGTTTGATTTACGTATGATCTAAAAATCACTTTTTAGAAACTCTGCTGAGAGTTTGAAGATATGCTTCCATAATGGAACCAGCTTCTGGTGCAGAGACATAACCTTCGGTCAACTCTACAGTTTCTTCAGCAGCTTCTCTTTGAGCACTAGTTGCACTTTCTGAGAAATAAGAATTTCTCAGAGTAACTAGTTTCTCACGATAGGTCTCTTCACTATCAAACTCAACATTTTCGGCAAGAGAAGCGAGTTTTTCTTTCTGAGTGACTGCAAGTCCTTCAGAAACTTCTGCAAAAATTACATCAGCAACTGACTCTGCTAATCTACGATTAAGAGCAACATTTCTGTCGATCTGCTCGTTGAGTTTAGACTCCATTTCATCTAGTTTATCTACCATGCTCTCGATAACATCATATTTATCTTCAGGGATTGATACATAATGATCTTCAAAAAGACCCTTCATTCCAGCAAGGAATGATTCGGTCATCTCGGTCTTAAGACCGTGCTCAATAGCGAGTTGGTTTTCTTCCATCCATTCTTGAGCAACATACTCAAGATATGAATCAACACGCTCAGTTAGTTCATCTCTAACTGCAGCAACTTCTTCAATGAGTTGCTCTTCGTACTGTGATTGAACTTGCTCTTTGATTTCTGCAACCTTAGATCTGATTGCTGCTTCGAAGATGGTGCGTGCTTTCTCTTGGAATTCTTCCGAAAGTTCTTCACCAGAGAGAAGTGCATTAACATCCTCTTCGATGGAGAACTCTTCTTCGGTTTCTTCTTCGATTTCTTCGTCGGTAGCTTCGGAAACGATTTCCTCCTCGGTAGTCTCTTCTTCGGAAACTACTTCCTCTTCGGAAATTTCTTCTTCAGCAACTACCTCACCCTCAATTTCCTCCTCTTCCTTCATACCCTTAGGCATGGGTTCAGCGGGCTTAGCACCTTTGTTGACAACATTCCTAACTTGCGCTAAGGTTGCACCAGGTTCTTTGAGTTTTGCCGAATCGTCATCGGACTTGTAATTTTCTGGAGTAGGACCGCCAAGATCTTCCCAATTACCAACGGTTTGACCGTCAGGAATCCCTGTGGTCAATTTAGGCATTGGTTCTGCAGGCTTAGCCCCTTTGGTTACTACGTTTTCCATTTCTTGTAAATTGCTACCAACGGACATTTGATTAGATATTTTTGTATTAATCTATATTTATTTATAAATTAAAGATTTGAGAGGAAATCGTTAAATAAATTCAACTTATGCTCTTCAAGTCTTCTTTGGTCTACAAGAGTGTTAATTCTTCTTTGAGTTCTCTCTGCAAGTTGCTCACGAAGAATTCCACCTTCCCAAACCCACTCTTTTCCTTCCATGATTCCTGAAACAAAAGCATCAGGAGCGGAAGGATCGGCAACGATATCAGCAGCAGTTGCTAACATGAAATCTTCGCCAACAACTTTACAACCATTGTGGTCTTCTTTCAAAGATCCAACACCACGAGAAGAAACACCAAGCATAACTCCTTCGTCAATGAGAGATCTTGCAATCTTACCCATGGGTGTTTCGAGAAGTTGTGCTTTACCAATAAAATTATTTCCCTCACATTTTAGAGAAACAATTTTATGAGAAACACGATCAAGATTGACAGTTGGACCGTCTGGATGACCGAGTTCTCCTAGAGCACGACCTTTTTGAATAAAGTTCTCATTGTATCTAGATACTTCACGTGAAAGAGTTTCCAGGGGATACATGCGACCATTACGGTTTTTGATGTTTCCCTGAAGAAATACTCCTTCGATGAAACACTTCTTACACTTACCCTTTCCTTCGGTAATAAATTCGACCTTTGAAATTTCTTCTGTGATAAGTTTCATTTGATTATCCAGTGAATCCTACTTTTGCACCAACAACACCACTCGCATCTGCAAATACTGTGTGTGCTGCTACTTTTTCTAGATATTCCATAGTGGAAGGCAGCATGGTAAACGATCCAACACCTGTTCCGCCTGCGGTTTCTTGAACAGTAATTACAACTGCCGAAGCACTTGTATTTACAAGTCTGACAACCGTAGCTTCAGAAAAACTGACGCCAATGCCGGCGGTCGTTGGGACGTTTACCTCGTTTCCTTTAATTAAGGTTCTTGCCATCACTCCTCCGTTTCTGTATCCAGTTCACCATTAAACATAGAGTTTGCAACTTCTGGACGAATATTTTCAATACCTGTTGCTGCTTTATTGAACAAAACTTCTTTAATTTTGTCACTAATATCCGAAGCAGCGGCATCGGTTGCAATCAAATCGATAACATCTTCCATGAAATTAATCTATATGTATATTTTTTATTTATATCTCTGCAGATTTAGTGTCTTTTTGGAAGTTTGCATCCGTAACAGATGATGATGCTTCAAGGTCTGGTTCCATTGGAACATTACCGAGAAGATCTCCATCTCCTTGTGGTAAAGGTTCACCAGTAATTGGGTCTACTGAATTGGGATCTGGAATAATTCCATCCTTAATTTCTTTTTCAATTTGTTCATCAATTTCCTTCATTTCTGCATCAGTCTGACGCAAGATCTTACGGCGAACGTAGTCAACAGAAAAATACTTTCCAATATATGGTTCGATAGTTGCCAAAGTTCCGAGACGATCATTCATCAATTCACTTTCTTTTAATTCTGAGAATTGATTGTCATATAAGAAATCATATTGAATATGGTCTGAAATTTTTTCCCAGTCTTCTGGAGTGATGATATTTTTAAGAATCAATTGAGTTCTCAGCATATCACTGAAGACATATGCAAATCTTTTTCTCAATCTTCCAACAAATTTGGTGAACTTTAGTTCATCTCTTAGAATCTCTGAAGACCTTCCAAGATTAAATCCACCATCATTCGCAATTCTTGATTCTGGAACTCCAAGTGCTCTGTAAAGTTTCTTTTGGAAATACTCAATATCGGCAAGTTCGCCAAGGTTTTGTCCACCAGGAAGTGTGGTGATTTCGGTTCCTCTACCACCTTCCCTTCGAGGTAACCAAAAATCTTCCATCATGGACATGAACTTTCGATCATCACGAATTTCACCAGTTTGTGCATTATAAACCTGCTTATTACGATATCGGTTCATAACATCACGCAGATATTGTTCTGCTTTGACCTTTGGTAGATTACCAACATCAATGTAGAAAATTCTACGTTCTGGTGCTCTGGAAAGTCTATAGATAACCAGAGAGTCCTCAATCATACGAAGTTGATTGAGTGCCTTAATTGCTTTGTGAAGATATGAAAGAATAGAACCCTTGTTTCTATCAACTAACCCAGAAGTGACATAGGTAACGGTATCTTTTGCCATCTTGATACCTTTTTGTCCACTTGCACTAGAAACCATCCCAATTGGATAGTTTGGTTTTGGTGAATATATAAAGAATTCTTCAATATCTGGATATAAAACTTTACTAGTTTCTGTGGTTCTTGAAAGATCAATTCCGTTACCCTTACCAACTTTCTTTTCTTGGCGGATAAATTTCATTTTCATTGGATCAATGTATCTTAATTCCTTGATCCCTTCTTCTGGTTTCTTTAAATCAATTACTTTGTGGTAATATAGACGTCCATCAACATACCAATTTCTAAAAATTTCGTGAGATTTTTTATCAAAATCTAAAAGTTCTTTAATATATTTAAATTCTTTTCTGATAATGTCTTTTAACTTATCACTTGCATTAACATTTGAAAGTTCAATTTCTACGGGGGAATCATAAAGATCGCTGACAATTGCTTCATTGACAACATCTTCAATGGCATTATCCACCTCTGGGTGAATTGCCATTTCTCTATATCTTTTTATTAACTCGTGCTCGTTTCTATATGCGCCTTCAATATCAACATATGAACCGTAAAATCCACTAGCAATAAAATTATCAACCCCGTCCCCATTATTAGGGGGGACGGGGGAAATTACGGATTTTGATTTTTCTTCACTTGGCTCAATAGAAAATCCAAAGAGTTTTGCCATTTTATAAGTATACTTAAACTGTTCTAACTATTTATCAGTTTAGTGCAGGATAGACACTGGAGTCGGATCCTTCAGCGATATTCCAGTAAAGAACTTGGAATTCAACAGTAAACTCTTCAATTGTATCAGTGGTATCCATTGAAAGTGCAATTTCAGAAACATTTGTTGGGAATAATCCAACAAAATTATAAGTTCTTAGAATTCCACCATTTCTGTCTAACTGATCAACTTTTGCATCTGCAGTGTAATCCGTTGGATTTACTTCTCCAGATCCATTAGTCAGTCTACTAATACCATTCATCCACTGCTCCATAACAGTTCTGAGTTTGAAATCAGCATCATTGAGAACAGTAACAGTCCAACTATCAAAGGTTCTTTCTCCAGCAACTTTAAGAACCCTTCCACGGAAAGGAACTTCAACTGGAGTGATATTTGATGCTGGAAGGTTTGCTGCCTTTACCATGAAAGGAACCTTATTTGCAACATCAGAAGTTGATAGTGCTTGTGTTGCTGCGGCAGGAGTAGAATCATTACTCATGAAGGAAAGTGTCTGACCCGATCCGTTTGGAAAGTTTAGTGTAACTTCAAATAAATTGGGTCTTACGCCACCTCCCGTTAAATTTGATTTAAATTGGGAAATTGTTCTGAGTGCCATTTGTTTGTTACCTCTTTAAATTAAACGTTTCCAATCACTTCTGAGAATGAGACACCAGATCTGGTGGCTACAAATGTCAGTCCAATAAAGTTAATGGAACGAGATGGTTTAATGTAGATGTCTGCAATGAATTCATTGGCATCAATGATTGCCGCAGTGTTGTTGGTTTCATCGCAAATGAGTCTGAAATCTTGAATACCACGCTTTGCTTGAACATCTCTGAGGAAAGGTTCAACAGCATTAACGAATGAACTTCTTGTGAGAGGATCATTAAATTCAAACATTACATCTCTAGCAGCACCCTTGATTGCTTGTTCAAGGTAGATAAACAACCTACGAACATTGATTCTGTCGAATGCAGAAGATTTATTGAGTGCAGTCTTATCACCAAACAGTGTAATACCACCGCCAGGGGTGAAGATTACAGGGTTGATTCTTGCACTGTAAAGGCGATCTCTTTGTGCCTGACTTGGATTATATGCAAGTTTCACTGCATTGAGAATTGATCCTCTGGCAGTTCCAGCAGGTGAGAACCAAGGGAAGTTGGTTGCATCATTTCTTGCACAAATACCAGCGATATCACCATTTAGTGGAACATAACGGAAGGTATCGCTGAAGCGATCGTACATGTACTTGTATCCACTATCCAGAACCGCATATGATGAAGAAGGAACTGGTGCATAGAAACTAATCAAATTGTCCGTAATATCGGTAGCACCCTTAACGGTATATCCGTTTCCAGTTGTGGTAAGAAGTTCGGATCTGCAGGGAGAAACAAATGCAACTGCATCTTTTCTAACTTCTGCAACCGCAATCACCTTACTTGCAAGTGCCTGAGCATCTTCTCTGCTGTAACCAGCACCACCCATGAGCAGGAAGTTGACGTCATATTCGTCATTATTTGCAAAAATATCATAACCAGTTGAAAGATCACCAACACCTGCAGTTAGTGCTCCAGTTGATGCTAAACCAACCCTACCTTTATAGTTTGCACCAAGTTTCAGAGTTTCTACTGTGTTACCTATGCCAGCAAAAATGATTCCAGAAGCATCTTGATCCCAACCTACATCGGATGATAGGTCAAAACCGGAACCGCTGGATTTAAA